GTACTGCGCGACTACCATCTCCGCTCCGACCGATTCGGCCATCTCAGCTATGTATTCGTGCATATTTAGATTTTTGTTATGCCGGGCTGCGTGATTAGCTACGGCGTTAATATCGGTTACCCGATGGAATCCGACTGTATGCGCCTCGACTTCCTGCGCGTAGTCGAGTACGACCCTTACTCTTTCCGACACTTGGCACAAATCCATAGCACTACCTGTTTGTCTAAGTTTTCTATACCAATGCCACCAATCGGGTCTTGTTGGCTGTTGCATTTATCGCACCAAGCTGTAGGTGTAACCCTGCGTACTTCGCCATCAACCATTTTAACCAATAAACCGTCTTTAATAATTTCCACGTATCCCATTACGTATCACCCCATAACATGTCATCGACATCGGCACCACTTTTAGGCGTAACTGTAAAAGCCGGTTTTTTAGGCGGTTGCCATCTGCCGTTAGAATCTATTTTGTACCAAATACTGTCGCATCCGCTACTTTTACCCATTATGCAGGTATAGCCGTAATAATCCCGGCCATTTTTAGATCCTTTTTTCAGGGCCATAACACCGTGGTTGCAGATCGGTGCCTTTTCTATCTCATCGGCCCCTAATTGATCTTTAATTTGGTCCAAGGTTTGACTTACAGGTTTAACTTCCTTTGAACCGGGTTTGTAGTCCGACTTAATAGGTTCGGACATCTTCGCCTGGGCCTTTTCCATGTCTTGTTTAGTTGGCCTCTTGTCTACACCAAGTAAAAGCCCGGCAGATCGTCCATAGCTAGAGGTTACGCAGTTCTCTACCCAGAAATCACGGTTTACACCACGGTCGCTTCTAGCCTCGTATGCCACGTCTACAGCTGCTGGATTAGCGTCGTTAGCGTCCCGATAGATTTCAGTAACTACGTAGCAGTAACCAGCTTGGTGGTCGATTTTTAGCTCGCGCACGTTAAACCGGGCCATCGGGAAATTGTCATGGACCCTTTTAATACGCGTAGCCACATCCTCATAATCGTTTAAGTTAAACACGCTTTACCGCCTCTTCCGCTTGTTTAGCTGCTTTTCTAGCTTTAATATCGGCGATTACTTTACGACCGTATTCCATCTGGTCTGCCAAAGACCAAATAGTCCCATCGTGCCAAGTTGATAGTTCGGTCCGATGTTCATCGCAATAGGCCCTTTCGTTCGCTTGGCCCAAGTGTGTTTCAGATACGCAGACCACCACGGCCTGGGTTTTGGCTTTTTCGTGCCATTCATTTTTGACCTTGCCCCATTGCGACTTGCACATATCGCAATACCGGCCCGGCTGTGCCTTAACGATCGGCATTGTTTACCTGCTTACGCCACTTAGAAGCTTGTAGGTGCGCCTCGCGCCGTCCATCTTTGTACCCTAAGCTATAAGTGTAACTAGCTATTATCACCGTAAAGATACCGATGATAGTCCAATCTACTACGTCCATTTTTAGCCCTTACCGCCGGTAAACCGTCGTTACCGACCTTAAAAGGGTAAGCCCTACCACCGACAACAAGCAAGGACAGACACGCCGTATAGCCTATTTATCGCGGTTTAACATCATTTCATAGACGATTTCTACCTTGGCCTCTAAGCGTGTAACTTGGTCTTTAATACTAGATCCAGAATTCTGTCTTAGTTCTACCAGGTAATGCTTTACTAACCATCGAACTGAGCCGACGAAGGAGCCTATAATTGTAATTACAGCTACCGACAGCGCAGCCCAGTCCGACGAGTCCACGGTTATTTCTTACGGCCGAACTCGACCGCACTTGGATCTAGCCATTTTAGGACCGGGCCAATAAACCCGGATAAAGCGGCATAACCCAAAGCCTTAGGGTCTGTAGTACCGGCTAAAAATAGCGCGCCAGCCGAAGCGAGCGCAGCCCTTAGCCAGGATAAAAACATCTGCTTTGTTTGCATTTTTCTCCTTAATTTACTTCGGAATATACGTAAACCGTATCGGTGCCCGATGACGTAATCGCGTATAAAGCCTCGTAAGCCCCTAAGGGCAAGGTTACTTTAGTATTGTTATCAATTTTAAAACCTGTGGTACTTGTGACATTGGCGTTTCCTATAAAACACGCGCCCTGGGCACTATGTAGTAATACGGTCTGATCGTGCGGATCGGCAGCTACTAAAAGGGTCGCTGTGGTTGTTACAGTTACTTGGCTAGTTTTCATTTAGACCTAATTTCACTATCAACGCTGCAGCCTTTGCAGGTGTTATATCTATTTCGAAGTGCATTTCATCTTTTCTGTTTACGTAATCTCCGCCCCATCTAAGCCCGTACTTTTTAGCTAAGGCCCGGATCATTGGTACTTTTTCAGGTGGAAAGGTACCTACTAACCCAAGCGCATGTTTAGGTGCGTTTAGGTCTATCGCCGTGCCGGACGCGTGATTACTTAGCTTGTCGGTTGATCCACGAATCTGCCTAAATGCGTAACCCCAATCGTCTAAAGGCCCTTCATCGATAGGTTCTATTAGCTCGTGAAATTCAGCAGCAAAGCCAATTATCAATGGTGCCACGGCCTCGGCGCAGCGAAGTCTAGTCTTGGTCCCGGGTACGGTATAACTTTTAATAGCTATTTCGTCCGGATTTTTTGAGGCGCGCCAGCCGTTATGGCTTGTTAAAGTCATTAGCCAAGTAGCAATTTTACTTCATCAGCAGTTAAGCCAAGTCTGTCAAGTAATGCTTGTTTTTCGGCTGCCTTTGTTTCAACTTCTGCTCTAGTTGCTAATACTTCAGTAACATCAGATTGCATTTGAGCAATTTCCTCAGCAGTTGCATCTCTAACAATTTCCTCGCCAGTTTCAACATTAACAATCTTAATTTGAGGTATATTTGATTTAGGCATTATGCGACTCCGTAAAGTAGGGCTGTTCCACCTGAGAAAGTTCCATAAAGGATATTTAATTCTAAAGATGAAATTGCGGTTGTTTGATTGTAAAATATAGTTCCATTTGGGCCTATTTTAGTTCCTGCATCATAAAATGTATATAATCCTCTATATGGTGCAATTTTTTGTGTAACAGTATTTGCATAATCTGGGATATCAACAATTGTTAATCCATCAAAAACCGCATTATCTATTCCGCCATTTATTGTAATTTGAGTTTTATCAAAAACCACTGTGTAATCTCCTGAATTGGCAGAAACTACAGCATGTCTATTAGCACCACTATCACCATTTAATCTAAGAAGAACATAATTATCATCTGTGGCTGTGGCTACATCTCTAATAACTAGTTGTAAATTTTTATAAGTTGAAGGAATTGATGAAAGCGTAACAGAAGAACCAGATAAAGTAGTTGTACTAATTAAAGTCATTCCACCGCTAGAAGCAGTAGCCCATTTAAGCCCAGTTGCCTCCGCACTATCCGCTACGAGTGTGGTTCCATTTGCTCCGACTGCAAGGCGACTAAAGGTATCTGCCCCGGTGCCGACTACTAAATCACCTTTAGCGTCTATGGCAGTAGCCATTGAGTTAGTTACGGTAACAGTTCCCGAAGTACCACCGCCTGAAATACCTATGCCAGCAGTTACTCCTTCTATATCGCCAGTAGCACCGGAAGCGACCCAAGTCGCGCCATCGTAATACCAAAGCCCATTGGTGTCTTTAGTAAATGCGAATTGTCCTTCTTGTGGCGAAGTAATAGCTGCATCTCTAGCTGCCGTACTGGCAAATACTAAAATGCCCTGCATTAAATAACCATTTACGTCGCCAGCCGTTAAAACTTCGCCGGTAGTAAAAGTTTTAAATCCTAAACCTGCTGCCATAATTGCTCCTTAATAACTGAGTACATTGTAGTCGAGTCGGCCGTATATGTTGTTATTCAAAATCAGCGCGTCGATAACTGGCTCGAGCGTGGTGAATGTGGTTTTAAAGCTATTCGGCGTTATGGCCATGGATACGCCGAAAATCTGCAGGGTTTTTTCCAGGGTTGATCCGCCTGGCTGGGTGGTTATTACTGTAATAGGATCAAAAAAATCTAAGTCTAAGGCTGCGATTATTCCAGCATTGTAGTTAGGCGTATACAGGTCTAAAACTATGGCATCGCACCGAATAGAGGTTTCCGCTCGACTGGCTACGTAGGCCTGGGCATAATCTAGGGCTACCGCGTCGCTTTGCATTAAAAGATTATCTAAAAAGTAAGAATGCAAAAAGTATTTGTCTATTGAAGCCTGGTTAATAGCTACTTGGGCTGAACCGCCTGCCCTGGTAATAGTAACCTTATTAAAAATTAAAACATCGTTCAAAATCCAGGCTGCGTCTTGATATCTGATTCCCGTGCCATCATCAGAAAATAAAACAGGGGTCGCACCAATAGAGCTAGCAGTTACGTTTCTATCCTGAAATACAAAGGACCCAGCAGCGTCTACATATACGGCCCCATATTCGGACTGGGCTACCGTAGTAAGGGCTTGTAAAGCCGTGCGGTTAGTCCCAGGGTCTGCCTGGAGCGTGGTCAGTCCAGCGTCTACATCGCGCATACTTACCGGCCAGTTAATTTGGTCTAATATCTCGTTTACACGCGTTCCTGATAGGTCGCCTGCGGTTGCCCCTGCTACGGTACTAATCTGGGCATTAAAGGCCAACCTAAAGGCATCTACGGCCTGTATAGTGGTGTATGCGACGTCAGCGTCGGCTTCTTTAGGGTAGGTAGTAACGTAGCTGGTAATAAAGCCTGAAAATATTGGGTAGGTAACCCCTAAATAAGTAGCTGTAATCTGAACCTTTTTCATAGGAGTTAAAAGTTCAAAGTAGGGACTGGCTGGGTTCTGGGGATTGAAGTCCCCATTCTGATCAATAATGCGAAGAGTTAAAGTTCCGGTTTGAAATTCATCAATTAAAGCGTTACGTCCGCGCTTAGTTTCTATGCGGTTAATTTGATCAGATACATCCACGATTACTGCTGTCGAATCAGCTAAGACATTAGTTCCCAATATTCCAGTATCTAATATCATTGCCTGAGCAAAAGCCGGGCCAGTTGAGAAATTAATAACCGCGTTTACGGTAGGGACACTCACGATAAACCGCCTGCAATTCCAGAGGAGATTCCGGACTTGGTTGCCACTTGAATACTTTCCGCTACTAATTGAGCAAACCTATCGCCAGAAGGTGAATCAATTCTGACGTTTACATCTAAAAATCTATTGCCAGATTCCCTGGCTCTTTCGCTTGCGATTTCTGATACATTCATACCGGCATACGAAGTAGACCCTACTAACTTAACTGCTAAATCTTGAAAATAACTAGCTGGTAATTCTGGCAATCTAGGAGTTAATGTAGTTCCACCTGTCATTGGACCTCTACCAGCAGCAATAGCATCAGCCTGGGCTTGATACCTAGCAGACATATTAGCCAATGCCATAGATTCTTGTAACGTCAATCCTAAATCTCTAAATTGTTTTATTAAATCAGCAATCATTACATCGTATTTACTCATATTTCTGTCGAGTGCATCAGCTGCCCTATTTGCTGCATCGGCTAGTTTTTTTAACGCTTCGGCTGCTTCCATTTCAGCCAATAACTTTTTAGCCAAAGCCTCGTTATTGTCTAATATAGCTAATTGCGCTCTGAGGCGTAATTTAGTTTCCTCGTCAGTTGCGCTGTTTAAGGCTGCAGTTAATCCAATACGCTCTAAGTCAAATTTCTTTTTTAATTCCTCGACGTTCTTATTTTCTATATTATTTTTAATTCCAAGTAGACGTAATTCCTCGGTTCTGGCTTTAGTTAATCTATTTGTAATTCTAACTTCTTGAGCGTTGATTCTTCCGGCTGTTCTTTCCATACCACCACGATCTTGCCGTGGCATAGCGTTTCGACCTATATTTCTTAAACCGCCAATGTAGGCACCAATAACCGGGATATTCCGAACATCAAATATACTGCCACCGCCAGGAAGATTGCCCAAGCCTTTTAATTTACTGCCTACTTCACCTAAACCTACTATTACTTCACTTATAGCTGTAGCGAAGTTTTCCATACCAGTAGTTACATTTTCGATACTTTTATCATTGCCTAAAGCAGTTAATGCATCTAATAAACCTTTGCCGATAATTTCTTGTGAATTCGCAGCAGCAGCAGCTAGTAAATCCATTTTTCCGGCATAGGTAGTTAATCTAGCTGCAGATTGACCGGCGAACTTTTTATTGAGTTCAGCCATGATTTTATTCATATCGCCAGTCTTTAATAAAGTTTTATCTAAGCCAGCCCCTAACCGGCTAAGCCCTGTGGTGTTGCCTGCATAACCACGCGCTAAGGCTGTAGTAACTGCCGTTAAAGATTTACCGGTGGCTGCGCTTACATTTAATGCCGTATTTAATGCATCTTGGCTTTTAGTGATTGAACCAGTTATCGTCAAAAGCTGCTGAAAGGCCGGCCGGAGTTCATCATCTAGTACGCCCGTAGCTTTCTGAAGGTTAGCAATATAATTTTCTACACCAGGCGCGCTAAACTGATAACCGGTATTTTTTAATTGAACCTCTAACGATTTGGCCGCTCTTTCATCGGCTGCAAATGCCTGGACCGCTTTCTTGCTGTAATTCGTTAAAGCCCTAACGCTAAAAGCAGCAGCAAAAACTTTGGCAAAACTTTTAACTTGTTTTTCAAAGGTGCTTATTTCTTTTTGGCCCTTTTTTAATCCTTTGTTATCGAAGGTACTAACCGCCGATACGACAATATTAGCCATTACGCTACCTTCTTAATCTCGGTGTCTTTTTTGAACTGCACAGCTACGGTTTCGATGGCATTTACGACGGCCGGTATAACCGTATTCTTGCTCTCGTCCCAGGCTCTGTAAACCACTCGGCCCCTTTGTTTACCTTGGCCTTTCATAGTACCTAGCATTTCAGCAGCAGAATTAAACTGCTCAGGTGCGTTAGGGTTTATCGATCCAGGTCCGGAAGGTTGCTTTAGGCGACCGGCCCATTCAAAAATCATTCCAGGAGCCTTGGTATTAGCTACATAAAAGGCTGCGCTAAATCCCGATCTATTACGCTTATTTTTGCCTGCAGAATAAACTATGCCATCTCTAGCTGTTGCGTAATCGTACGGTGGAAATGGCCTATATCCGATAGTCCCAGTAGAAGCGGTAGGTCTAGCCCAGCCACTCAAAACTTCACTTTGACCAGGTAAATAACCTCGGGCTTTGTTACGTACGATTAACATCTGTACCCGGATATTTTTTGCCATTTCTTTATTAAGTTTAGGATCCACGTCGCGCATCGCTTTTTGGAGTTGTTTAACGCCGGTTACGTTTACTGGCATTTTTTATCTCCTTAGCTCTATCTCGTAAAACCTGGATAATGGCTGCGAACATCTCCGGGTCCATTTCTAAAAACTCCTTGGGCGCAATCCCAGTTTCTACGCTTAACGCAGCAATACTGAAAGTTAGTGAATCACGCCCAATTATTTTTTTTCGTCATCTAGTACTTCTACGGTGTCCAAAGTATCAATGAACTCCGCTCCGAAAAGTGGCACGGTGATATTGGCCCGACGTAAACACTCCCAAGCAAGCCAATAAATATGGGTTTGTTGTTCGTGATCGCGCAGCATTTTGCTAATACCAGCCTGCCACTTTATCTCGAAAGCATATTCGACACCCGGCGTGATCTTGTGTTCGGTAACTTCGCCGTTAGCCCTTGTTATCTTTAGCTTTGCCATTATTACTCCTTAGAAGGTTCCTGTAGTTGCGTATGCAACGGTAGAATTGCAAGTAAAAGTAATACTTGCGTTATTGATACTAGCTACATCGCCATTGATCGGTGTTAGATTATTAATGAGAATCGATACGGTGTATAGCGGATTAGTTGCGCTTACGGCTGTACCTTTTACCGGAATCAACGTTGCGGTTACGGTAGTACCATAATTAGTCTGCAGTAGTGTAGTAATTTGAGAAGCTGCGAAATCGTTAAAGAAGTCGAGCGTTAGGGTGCTGGATTCCAGTCCCTTAGTAAATCGATGTGAAAGATCTCCAAGTGCGCTGATTTCTAACTCATCGAAGGTTTGTGTAAGTGTTGCGCTTGATACGTGGTCGCTAATATCTACAGTCGCGATTTTAACGCCAACGCTCGAGTTAAGCATTACGGCCATTTTGTTATTCCTCTTTCTCTGCGGTTGGCGCAGCCTTTGGTTTTGGTGTTTCTTTTATCTGTCCAATTCTGGCCAGAAAGTTATTTTGATTTATATCGTATTCATCTGACATTTTAGCTCCAAGTTGTTAGGGTTGAAATTGTAATTTGGCAGGTTAGCAGCGGACCGCTCGCAGCATCTAAAATACTAGGTGCGGATACGGTGCCAACATTAAGGACCAGGCTAGAACTGGCGATCTTGGTAAAGACCGCGACTATGAAATCCTCTATACCTGCTAGGTTCCCCTGGTTATCGAACGCAGGTACAGCTATTAAAATATTAAAGTTAGCTAAAGGCGCGATCGTACTGTAATCATTATTGGTTGGAGTTATGTACGGATCAGCCGGAATAACCGAAACACTATTAGCCAATAAATTAGGAGCCGGGTAAGCAAAAGTAGACCATACGCCGGGATTTGCCAGGTCATTGGCTATTGTGGTTCTAAGTGTAGTAATGGCTTTAGGTGGCATAATTAGCCGACTAACGCTGAAGGATTAGCGTACGGTTGAATAAGTCCGCGTACCCTGTTAATCAATTGAAAGCCCATTTTGTAAGGCGACGGTGTATAGCCATCGATTCCATTAGGTGAACTCTGAGCGGTTTGCCGGGCCTGCCAGATATCAGTGGCTAATACCATGGCAGCCTGACGGATGGCTGGCGTATTAGCGTAGCTGGCTGTCTTTGTGTCTGGCCCGGTCGCGGTACCGTATGGAAGGACACGATGGAAAGCTTGATTAGCAGTTACCTTGGCGTATTGGATAAATGAATAACCATTAGGGTAATTGGTCCACGCCCAATTCCACCACAAGGCAGGGATGGAATTAGAGGTACCAGTACTCCAAGGCACTGTCCCAGTTAAAGTGTATGTACCGTTATAGGTCGCACCGGACGCTGCAATAGTTACGCTTTGACCGGTTACAAAGATACCTGGATTAGCTACTAAAAGCGTAGCCACGTTATCTTGAACCATAGCTGCTACGACTGGCGCGGTGTTAAACCATAAATATTGATTAAGTAAATCCTCTGCTGTTTGGCAGACACTTTCTACATCGGCATTAGAGTACAGAGTGCCAATTCCTAAATTATCACGAAGCTCCTGCATCGTTACATAACTAGCCGGCATCTCTGTACTCCTATCTTTAATAGCTCTGTAGGGCTAAGGGCTACTAAACCCTACAGATTACTTATGCTTTTATTAAGCCTTCATGTACTTGTAAATACCGCCAGGCATTTTGGCGATTGTTGCCATAAAGCCGTAGATCGCTACTTGTACTTGCAGATTTGATACCACGTTCACGCTCATGTAAGCCTGAGGTGAGCGGTATACGGTGAACGCCTCTGGCGCAAGGATCAACGCGGAGCCATCATCGAATGTAGTAGCTGCGAAGTTCTTATCTACGTATAGATCAAGTCCTAACACGTTACCACGAATCGATGTAGGTGCTACTTGTCCTGCTGCGTTCATTGGTTGAATTGCATTGTAAATAGGACGACCAGTTGTATCTGTTGCGCCTAGCAATGCCTGGTACTGAGAAGGGTTAGCTATGTAGTTCTGTGCAAAGTAGCCGGTATTTTTGTAAATATTGGCTGCTGCCTCAGAAGTGTAATCAATAATTCCGGTGCTGTCTGCAGTTTCATTTGATGCAGCAGTAGCAGCAGAAATTAACGCTGCGACTACGGCAGTATCGATTGCTGTTAAATATGCATTCTGTAACTGGGTAGTAAGCTCGGAATAAAAATTTGGATCCGACCTTTCAAGGAGCTCGACGCTCAGCGTATTCATTCCAGAGTACTTGCTGACAGTTCCACTTAAATATTCAGTAACCATGCCTGTATTTTGAACTGCGCCGGCTTCGGCTTCTACTGTTACTACTGGAGCAACACCAGATTGACCGCCAGCACTAGTAACAAGTGACGGCACGCTTATCGTCATTCCGGAATTCGGCAAGGTACCTTGGCTGCATGCATCTATTGCTGGAGTACCGAACCGAGTATTGGTTACAAACTCTGATAAATACTGTGTTGGATTAAATGCTGGGTTAGTAGCAAATGAATCATCTGCAGCAGAAATGAAAAGACGAGATTCATCTGATCCTAAAGCTGCTTTAATTTTATGCTCTGTGTACTTCGCCATTGAATCGATTGGTGAACGTACTGAGGTGGAGATATAAGGTGTAGCTGTTACAGGACGTGAGGCTTCTACTATTGGAGTATCTGCCTCTGCCTTTGTTTCGGTTGGCTCGGGATTTTTGTCCACAGTAGCCTCGCTTTCTGTTTCGGTTGGAGTTGCTTCTTGTTCTGTTTCGCTTTCGCTAGCAGCTACTTTAGTAACGATTGCATCGGCATACGCCGGGCTTTCGACTAAAGACACTTCGCGCATGATGGCACTGGATACGACCAGGACCCCATCTTTATCTTTCTTAGCTTTAACCACGTCTACACCGATACTTAATGAACTTACTAAGTCCTCGGCAGCTAAGGTTAAATAATCTGTACCTTTTTGCGACGCGCTAACCTTAAAGGTACCGTAGATTTTATCCTGGGTAACTTGGAAAGATTGCGCCCGACCAATTGGATCATTTTGTGAATGCTGAGCTAATAATTTTATTTTACGTGCATCTGGTATTTCCACCGATCCACTTTCGAACTTTACAGGTCCGGCTGAAGTATTACCGATGGTATTAAAAGGCAATACGACACCACTAATTAATCTACGCCCGGTATCTGAGCTTTCGATTTGACTCGAAAAGGTTAGCTGTATATTTTCGATTTCCATTATTCTCCTAGTTCATTTCCTGGCGATAATTCTGTTTCCTCTTCCATTTCATCCTCTGGCATTTCTATACTGTCATCAGATTCTCTGCCTTCTGGAGTTAAGTCTTCCATTTCTTTAGCGTCGTCTAAATCAATTAATCCAAGGTTTAACATTTTTTCCAATACGTCTAACCTGGCCATTGCATCGGCACGTAAGAAAGTGTCATCTACTGCAAAGCGGACCACGTTATTATTGGCCGTCATATCATTCATTGACAGGCGATTTTCTATGGCAGAAATATAAGGCTGCAGCGTGTAAGCCAGAAATTCTTTTCTGGAATCTAAGATATTTTGATACGTCATCGAGTTATTCATATCTGCGGACAGCATCCAGGCCGGGACTCCAAATAAACGGCAGATTTGCGTCGTTAAGAACTGCTGCGACTCGTTATAGGTCATATCTTTAGGACTAAATGAAGTTGCCTCGTAAGATAAAGTGGAAGTCAGATATGCGGTGCTTCTATTTTGTCTAGCTGCCTTCCAAGCTGCTAACAATCCGCTAATTTGCTGCTCAGGTAAATCTGCGCCGGTGTTTTTGATGTAACCGGTCGGCATTGGTGTAGCTGCACTAACTGCTGCCGCTTTTTCTAAATCTAATGCTGCCTGGATAGTTCTGGCACCGGCCTGCAAAATACCTGCGCCATTTAATCCTTGGAAAGTAATCAGCGAGCCTAAACCTGACATCGGGGCGCGGATTCCATCGACGTAGTACTCCTCAATCTCCGTGCCAAATTTATTAGTCGTAAATGTAACTCGGTTATTAGCTACCCATTCGTAACGTGAGCCTCTACCGTCATCTGCATATTGTTCGACAATACGCCAGTACGCTAAATTATAAAAAGCAAGGCTATCAACGGTCCACGCCATCGTAACGCTTCGCGGTTGCCTGTAATCTGGTTGGTCTAGCCATAAAGGCTTACCTAATTCCTCGCCAGTACTTTTTCTATATAGTTCTAAATCGAGCGATGCAATAACTCCGGCTATTAAGTTACGACATCTGGATACGGCCGGGACCATCATCGCGACATCTCGATTAATTGCACCAATGCCTAATGAGCTAGATCCAGTATTAAAGTAACCGTAGCCGTAAGTCGTATCCATTACGGCTGGCGCGTATTGCGCAGTAATTTTAGGGGTCGGCTCAGTTGCCGGTGTACCG